ATGATTAGGATTTTACTGTCAACGCGTTTCGGCGAAAGGCGCATGACGCAAACGGAACTTGCCCGCGCAACCGGCATCCGCGCTCAAACCATCAATGAACTGTATCACGACTTTGCAGAAAGAATCAGTCTTGACGATCTGGATTTGATTTGTGAAGCTCTGGATTGTAGCATTGATGAGTTGATTGTCCGTGAACCCAACGAGGAGCTTCGAGTCACGGAGGTGCGCCGGATCCCGAAAACCGTAAACAAGGCCCGAAAGAAGTAAGTTGTTCTCCCCTGCCCGGATACACAATCCGGGCTTTTTATATAAATATATTTGTTTATTTTATCATCTATTTTCTTGATAAAATATCGGTTTCGCTGTTGTCTTTCAAGGCAAAAAGGAAGATACTATAATCACAGCAAGGGAGTACGACCGGAAGGCAAGGGGCGAAGTAAGAGCCGGGAGCGCAGTAAGTCGTGAGCGCATGCTAAGTCAGTAACCCACTCCCCTGCTGATTTTTATTTTATCTTTTCAGCCAAAGAAAGAGAGGGCATTATGAAAAAGTTTGATCTGTCCGCCATCATGCGCAAGGCATGGAAGCTGTATCGAAAGGGCGTTGCCGCCTTTTCCGAGTGCCTGCACCGGGCATGGAACAGTGCAAAGGCCGAGCCGATCAACGCCCAGCGCATCGAGGAAGCCCAGCAGGCCGCCGGGGTAGCCGAACCGGTGAACACTTGGGCAGGCTGGAAAGCCGCCGGGTACATGGTGGAGCATGGCGCAAAGGCCCTGTTTCAGGCTGTGCTTATCCACAGCAGCAAGGGTGACGGCCAGACCTACCGGGCATCATTCTTTGGTGCTTCTCAGGTAAAGTCCTTACCCACGGCATAAAGAAAGCCGCCAGCGCTTCAAAAACACTGGCGGCTTTTATCATACCTCTGTTCCATCCGGGAAGCGGAAGTTCACAACAAGTTCTGCGCCCATGGCCTGCGCCATCTGCTCCAGTTCTTCATACTTGAACTTTCCTGTTTTCATTCGCTGGTTGAATGCCTGCGGGGTGGTGTCCATCCGCCGGGCAAGTTCAGCTTCTTTTACTTTGGCAACAGCTTCAGCCATTTTGATTTTCGTTGGGAAATCCATGCTCATCACCTCACCGCAAGTATAAATGATTTCCTGTATTTTGTCAAGAAATATTTTCAAAAATACAGGTTTTTCTTTAAGAAAAGCCTTGACATTATAAAGGAAATCCTGTATAATATAGGTGTCAGGAGGAGCGGAAAGCTCACCGGAAAGGAGAACAGACCGATGGATGAAAAAACAAAAGCTCTGAAAGAGCTGCTGGAAATCTTGGTCGAACATCCCGATCTTGCAGAGCGGATAACGATCACGATTAAACCCAACAGAATCATTCAGAGCAACGAGACCCCCACGGATAACAAGTAATCCGTAAGAGCAGGGCGGCGGGTAGGAGCCGCCGCCCTCGCTTTTTAATTATAACCACCCACCGATGAAAAATCAAGGAGAATATATATGAACAAAGAGCGCAGAAAGGCCCTGCAGGCCATCATTGATCAGCTTGAGACCCTCCAGAGTCAGCTTGAGGAAATCCAGACTGAGGAAGAAGAATGCCGGGACAACATCCCAGAAAACTTCCAGAGCGGCGAACGGTACGAGCATATCGAAGAAATCTGCGAAAGCCTGTCCGATGCAGTAAGCAGTCTGGAAGATGCCACCAGCAGCATTGAAGAAGCGATTGAGTGAGGAGAAGCACCATGACCATCCGAGAATTTGCAAAGCTGAACAACTTCCCCATCAGGGGCAAGCTGACCCGCATTCCTGATGAGGTAGAATACGACTTCAACGACCGACCGCACAACTGCAAACGGTACGTTGATGAAGATTTCAATGAGTACGGCATCCATGAGGACGGCTTCATTGTTGCCATCCCCTGTGAAAAGGCTTGGGGCCTCAGCATCAAAGAGAAGTCCCGGATCGCCGCCATGATTGAAAAGGAACGCATGGAAGCCAGCCAGCGGCGCGGCTCCTATGAATGGTAAAGGAGTAGACCATGAAAATTTCCGATATTCGCGCTTCCCTCCAGCGTCTGACCGAAAGGCTGGATAACCAGTGGGCATACGCCCGGTCTGATGCCGAGATGGACATTGCTGCCGGCCGTGCCGAGTACAACGATGACGGAGAGAGGCTGCCTACCGAGCCGGAGATCAGCTACTACGGCATGATTGCCGCATTTGAAACGCTCGGCGGCGAATGGAAACGCAACGCCGATGGCCGCCACTGGCTGTGCCTTGGCGGAATCGTGGCAAGCACCCAGAGCAAGTGATTTTGAAAGCTGTGCTATCTGGCTATACGGGCGTTCGGAGGATATGACGATGAAACTTTACAAATATTCCGGCACCATCGAAGAGTTTGCCTTTGAGCGTGGCCGAATCTCCTACATCAAACTCTTTGATGTGACCGACTTCGACAAAGCACCCACCCGGCTGGAAGTCTTCGGTGCGCTGAGCGAGTACATCGAGGCCATCGAGAGCACGGATGCCGAAGAACGGTACATCAAGAGCGATTGGTATTTTGACAGCAATCTGTATCTGTACCGCATTGAAGTCCCTGGCGTGGGCGATTGGCCGGCAAAGATTATCACCCAGTCGTCTGACAACATCGACCAGCTGGAGATCTTCGGCCAGCAGGACTACATCAAGACCAGCAAGCCGGAATCCATGTCCCGCGAGGAATTTTGCCGCTTGGTCGCTTGGGAACGTGAAAATATGAATTGACGAGGGATTAAACAATGACAGACGAAAAGATTATTGCCAGGATGCAGGCCGATCAGGAGCAGGGCTGGCCGCTGTGTCCCCGCTGCGGCGAGAGGATGCCGGACAAGCTGACCCACGGTGCATTGAGCCGCCACGCCAAGGGCGTGTACATCTGCGAGGCTTGCGGCACCGATGAAGCCCTCCGGGACTGGATCGGAAACGTCAAACCCCTGTCTGACTGGGTGCTGGTTCGCGTATACAACGGAGATCTTCGGAGGTAATCGATGACGTGAGCGTTGAAGATGCTGCGCAGATGAAGTTCTAAGAAAACAAAAAATCCCCTTCCACTTTGCCTACACATACCCCGCGAGGTTCGCAGGGCTTCGACAAAGCAGAGGGGGATTTTTGCGCGCCGCCGGAGCAGCCAAATATAAAATCAAGAGTGGACCATGCCGGGCCACTCTCTACAAAAGCCGAAGCTTTTCAAGTGCCTCTATTTTACACGGCACTCATGCAGCAGTCAAGACTTTTTGCCAAGTGCTGCGGTCATAACATCAAAGGCGTGTTCGATAACAGCGTCCAGCACCTCGTCGGTGATAGCCCAGCGGATAGCCGCCGGGCACTTGGCGCGGAGAGCCGCGAACACCTGCTTCTTCTTTTTGGCGCCCTGCCCGCTGCCCATGATGGACAGTTCAGCTTTTTCGACCAGCTCCAGCGCCAGATCCTTGACGGTGGCCTTGTAGCCCAGCCGGATGCCACCGACTGCCAGAGCAACGAAGCCCAGCAGCATCAGTGCGATGGCGATGGGCGCAGGGATGAAGTTCAGCATAGCTTCCATGATATTGCCTCCTATAAGTATCAGCGGCGCGGGGAGCCACCCCTGCGCCGTTTTGTCGTGTTGGTTATATCGGATGTTTCACAGGTACTTGGAAGCCCCGGAGATGGCCTTCCAGCTGGCAGGGCCGCAGATGCCATCCACGGCCAGCTTGTGCTTCTCCTGCGCTTTCAGCAGGGCGTTTTCGGTTTTTTCTCCAAAAATGCCGTCCGGAGTCAGCCCCAGCAACCGCTGGAGCATCTTTGTTGCCGCTCTGTTTGCATCCCCGGTACAGCCCCGGCGGATGGTCGGCAGAATGAATTTCAGGTAGGTGGTAGATGGATAGTGCTTTGTTGCATCACACAGCCACGTTGCCTTTGCGTTGCGGGTGTCCGCGTGAACAAAAGCATAGTTGCCGTACCAGTAGATGCCCACACCTCCGAAGCCAGCTTCCACCGCCAGAATCCCCAGTGCCACCGGGTTCAAACCGCGATCTTTGAGCCGCCAGTCTGCGGCCATCCCGTAGCGATGCTTGCTGTTCGGACTGCCGCCCACGGTTTTGCTGGCATTGTGAACAATGCAGCGGTAGCCGCTGGTGATTTTGATGGGCCGACCCACCTTATCCCGGATGATTTGAAGTTTCTCAGCAAGCTCCGTATCTACCTTTTGCTCACTGCATCCACACGAACACTGGAACTCCGACCGTGCAAAATCTTTGGTCAGCGCGGTTTTGTCCCCGCACTGAAACGAAATAATGCTCATATAAAACACCCCCCTAAAAACCAAGTTGCGTGAACACATAGCCAAGAAAAACGCCGATGACCGCTGTCACAACGTACCCAACGGCCTTGCGCCACATTTCACCGTCACGATCTTCCAGCGTTTCCAGCCGCTTGCCCTGTTTTTCCTGTTCCTTGACCATGCTTTCCATACTCAAGGCCAGTTTTTCAACAGAGGTAGACAGTGCGCCCATTTTGCTCACGCTTTCCTCCAGCAGTGCAATCCGCCTGTCCTGACGGGAGTTTTCTTCTTCGAGCCGCCGCCTGAATTCTTCATGCTCGGCCCTTGTGATAGGCTGGTCCATCCGAACCTCCTTTTGATTTTTTACAAAAAACAGGGGGCAAAGCCCCCTGTTCGGTCTCACAAGCTGGTTACTGAACCAGCGCGGCGATTGCCTGCAAATCAAAAATCGGAGCATCAAAAAACGCTCTCGCCCACAGCCAGTAGTCTTCGGACTCCGGGCGGCGGTACTTTTGGCAGAGTGCCGATGCCCAAACCCGGTTCCAGCGGGTCTGATAGTCTGCATCCCGACGCTCAAGGCTCCGCTGGATGTTCCCTACCAGTTCCCCGCGCAGGGTGCCGTTACCGTCATCATCCTGCACAAAGCAGTCCATGCCGTTTTGGCTCCCCACAGCACACACACGCTGGTTTTTGTGCATAAGAAAACCGTCCTGACAGGTCAGGGCGGTTCCATAAGGAATATTCACTTTTCCATCTATGCCGTCGAAGCGCGCCCGGCGGCGGGCGATAAAGCGTTCATGCTCCATAGGTTAGACCTGCTCTTTCTTCTCGGTCTTCTCGGCGAGCAGAGCGGTCAGCTCGTTATACTCGTCCTCGGTCAGCTTGTTGGCAGCGTAAAAGACATCCAGCTTGGTTGCCATGCCAGCGGTGTTGCCCTTTTCGATCATGCGCTTGCAAGTACGATACAGCATTCAGTTCACCCCCTTTCTCAAGAAGCATCAGTATCATCAGTGATGCCCAGCTCCAACAGGGTCAGGCGGTACGCCTGATCCACGTTGAGAGCATCGGCATCTTCGATGGCGGTTTGGGTTTCCGTGACCCAGCTTCCAATATCGGTCTGCTCCAGCATAACGCTTTCCAAATCGTCCCCCATAGGGTCACGATCGAGCAGATGATACGGTGTGCCGGCATAAGAAATGCCCGAAGCATCAGGCTCCGGGCAGAGGATATAACAGCCGTTGTCGGCTTTTTTGATGTAGGTCACGTCCTCGGTCAAGGCAAGGACGGTGCCATCACTGGCTTTGATGATTTTGAACAAGGCACTCTACCTCCAAAAATTGCATAGCAAAGCCGCCGCAGACGCAGCAGCCGCCCATGGTCATCAAAATTTTTATAGTAGGCTTCTTGGCAGTTCATATACTGCGCTACCTCCTGCAGGGTACGTTTCCCGGCCAGCCATTCCCGATGGAACAGCTTCAGTTTCCTCCGTGCGCGTATCACACCATCACGGCTACCATTGACTTTGATTTTCCCGGTCTCAGTCAAGGTAAAACGAGCCTTGCACCAGCGGAAAGGCTTTGTCAGAGGGATGATCTTGCATTTCTTCTTGTTGACCGGGATGCCGCGGATTTCAAACTGGCGCACGATAGCGCGGCCCAGCTTTTTCAGATCTTCGATATCCGGGAGAATGATGCAGTAATCATCCATGTAGTGTCCGGCGCTGTGCGTGGACATCTGGCATTTGATCCAGTTGTCCACAGCACTGGGCATTGCCGCCATTTCTTGTTGGCTCGGCTCAACGCCCAGCGGCATCCCACGGCCCGGAAATTCGCCGGGAGCAGTATCAATAATGGTATCTGCTATCCGCCGAAAATCAGGGTTCAGGATATACCGCTGGTGCCGCTGATAGATGATAGAATGGGGTGCATAAGGAAAGAACTTCTTCAGGTCGAGCAGCAACACTCCGCCAGCACGGCCATACTTGCGGTAATGCCGTGCCAGCTGCTGTTTGATGCGCTTGATCTGCCAGTGCAGTCCCTTACCAATCCGGCTTGCACCGTTGTCATAGATCATGCTGGGGTCGTAAAGCGGCTCCAACACTTCCTTGCTGATGACCTTGTGGATTTGTCGGTCTGTAATATGAGGAGCGTCAATCCCACGAATCTTGCCGCGTTCGCAGACCGTGAAATGAACGTATTTCTTAGGCCGCCACCTTTTGGCCAAAATAAGCCGCCGCTGCTTCGCTGTGTGGGAAAACAGATGCCGCTCAAAGTTCTGCGTGCTCTGCTTCCAGCGTACACCGTTGCAGCATTTCCGGCCGTATTTGAACATCGTGTGGTAACTGAACACTTCTTCCAACGAACCGAGGGCGGCACAACGGGCTTCCTGTCTGGCTCGGCGTGCTGCCCGGCGGCGCTGGTATCGTGCTTCATGGCGCTCCTGACTTGTCATAAAAGTATTCGCTCCTCGTACAGATGAATTGTAGGGCATCGTCTAATCTGCTTTATGCCGGCACATGAAACGCGGTAAGATGCATCCCGCGCCATGCAAGAAGCGTCCGTGTCGGCATATCGAAAAGCAGTTTTAGAGGTTTGACCCTCAGGGAAGTACCTCTCCTTTTGCTATGGTCGTCTTTCACCTATGGCTACTCCATGTGACCAAGCATTGCAAAATCCGGGCACAACACCATACGCATTGTTAGCGTTGTTATAGTCCAACGACCCCGACGACGAAACCGCGCAGAAGTAGTTGTTGTTGTTGATGTTGTTGTAGTTCGGCGACCGCAGCCACCAGACCGCCGCCGCAGGAATTGACAGAGATACACCCACTTAAAAATCAGGCTTTCCGATTGACCGTTCCGATCATGCCTTGCAGCAGGTCGTTTTCCTTGTCAATCAGCTCACCCAACTTTTGAGCCATTTTGTCCAGTCTTTCAGTTGCTTTCTTCGCATCGACACTTTTTCCTGAGGGAGTTGTGAAACATCCCTGCGGGTTCTGGGTCATGATGAGATAGCAGTGAGTCAACCGAACATCCAGCGCCATCAGGGATGCCCGCGCTTCCAGAAGATGTGCTTTACGAAGCTGGCGCCGCTGATCGTCGGAGGGATAGATGCTGTTTGCCTTTTCGGCATGGTCTATCACCTCACCCGCCAGCTTTGCAACCGGTTCTGCAATCAATCTGGAATACCTTGCGGAAATGCGGGTCAGGAAGTTTATCGTTTCAATGTAAATCGCGTTGGCGACATTCACATACTCCGCCTTGCTTTCTGTGCGCTTGGATTTCAAAACTGACATGATACTTTAGTCTCCTTCGGGGTCATCGAGATCGATTTCCCCTTGCTCTCGCTCAACTTCTTCCAAATGCTTGAGCAGCACATACTCTATGTAGTTCGTGATGGACCGATGCTCTTTTGTCGCAAGAACACCGATTTTGTCAAAAACCTCATCGGACAGGCGCAACGTAAAGACGCGCTTGTTAGTTGCCAT